AAATCGAAGCCTATTCCGTTGTGGGCTACTATCAATGTAACGTCCTTTAAATACTCCACGAGGCTGTCTGCTGCTTTCCATACGTTCACTTCTCCAGTGTCAATGTCCTTAGTTACCACCATCCAAACCGTGTTGTGATCTAAGGTTGTCTCGATGTCCAATACGATACGCTTCATACTCTGCTTTCAAGTCTTCATAGTGGTGAATGAGTAACTGATACTTGTCCTGCATTTCATAGTACTTAGTCTCCAAGTCCAACATTCTACCAGCTATTGTATCTAGGTCAATCATTCTTTCCTCTATACGTTAGTTCAGGGCAATGATACAGTGTACCCTTCCAGTCAGTATGGTAGGCAGTCTTTACAGGGTCTACTTTAGTTACTAGTAATGTATTTCTCTTACGTTCCTTAGCTCTTCTCCTGTAAGCATTAGCCTTGTCTCTGTTGGCTTTAGCCCATGCTCTTTGTTTCTGCCTATTCCTCTCCTTACGGGCTTCAATAATAGCATCAGCTTCGTCTTGATTCTCAACATTCTTAACCCACTTGCTCATTTTGCAGCCTCCCACATTACATTGATGTACAGCCCCACGTTACCCAGTGCATAACCTACAAAGGCTATACCCAGACCAGTATTCCCTTTGACGATCAAGTCAATGGCTACGATAGTGTAGACAACTCCAACTACAGCAATTAACCATGCACTCATTTGTCTTGCTCCTCTTCTAGCTTATCCTTTTCTTTATCAAACTCTACATCACGTTCTTTATCACCCTTATCACGACCAAATATCATGTCCCATCGAGCCTCATACTGCTCCTGAGCTACGTCAAAAGGTCTAGGTGTACTTCCTTTGCCTGTCATAATACTTCCTCCTGAATTTCAACCATGCGTCCAGTGTCCATGTCGTACTTCAAAGTACACGCTGGCCCTGTATAACCATTGTAACGATTCTTAGCTACTGAGATCTTAGTCTGATGTCTCTCATTGTCATCCTGAGCCATTGAGTTACGCTCCAATGTAATGACTGCATCACTTAGCTGAGCAATAGCACCTGAGCCTCTAAGCTGCGACAATGAGACACTGCCTCCATCTTCGTGACCTTGGTTCCCTTGCAGTCTACGAAGGTGACTGACACAGATCAATGTGATCTCCAGCTCTTGCACCAGTGTACGAAGCTTCGTCATCATGTTATCAATAGCCTTACGCTCATCTCCATTGTCTTGACCAGATATAACAATACTGATGTGGTCAAGAAAGATAACCCTGCAATCGCAAGCTTTAGCCATGTATCGGATTCTGTTGGCAATGTTGTCAACGTCACTGCTACCGAAGTGGTCAAAGAGATAAACACGATTAGTGCCAAGTGTTGCATCGAAAGCATCTTTAAGTTCCTTCTCAGTTGTTGGGGTGTCAGGCAAGTGCAGAAGCTTGTTAGCGTGTAACGACATAATGCTTCTAGCAGTCTTACGAGTGGACTCTTCAAGGAATAATCCTCCAATGTTCCACTTGGTAGTGTTCAGTATATTGAACAATATCTCACGTAGGAATTGACTCTTACCTAATCCACTACCTGCTGTGACTGTAATTAACTCTGAAGGTCTGATACCATAGAGAAGCTTATTCAAGCCCTTCCAAGGGTACATAGCCTCAGCCTTAGCCTCAGGTTTAATGACTTCCTCCCACAGAGATGCAGCATTGATGATGCCATCTGGAATGTAAACCTCAGCTCTCCACCACTCATTGACAAACTCTTTGGTAGCACCAGCAATGAGGTAGTCACAAGCATCTTTGTAGCCACTCAAGTGCTTCACAATCTTAGCCTTATTACCAAACAATTCAGCCACTTCCTTTGCAGCCTTCTTACCCGGTTCATCAGCATCAAAGCAGATCACGATACTATCGAAGGAGTTAAGCCACTCATATTGTGCCTTGCAGTCCTTTAACGCTGCCTGTGCACCGTTCCTGACTGACACTGAAGGGTATAGGCTACCTTGCATCTGAAAAGCTGCTAGAGCATCCAGTTCTCCTTCGGTAATGGTGACTGCTTTGCCACCTGCGTGAAAGAGCTGCTGTCCGAAAAGCCTAGCATTCGTGAATGTTCCAAGAATGCTGAAAGTTTTGTCTGCCACTCGTCTAAGTTTTGCTGCGACTTGTGTTCCGGTATCGTCAGTGTAAGGATAAAAGTGCTGTCCATTTTCTTGTGTAACTCCATATTTCTCACAGGTTTGAAGGGTAATACCTCTCTCCGGTATCGATTTAATCTGACCTTTAATCTCTAGCATTGCTTGCTTTCTTCGTGGCTCTGCCACTCGTGGTGCTACTGCTTGTTGCATAACTGACAGTTCATCAGCATCCATCTCATTGTAGTAAGTGTTGCATGAAAAGCAGTATGTGTGATTGTCATCATACAACCCGTTAGCGTCTGAACTACCACACGCATCACAGGCAATATGCTTAATGAGTTTAGACTCAAGCTTAGGTTTACGTACTAGGTTTAGTTTCATTTATGTCCTTACGTAGTTCTTCAATGACCTTCAATGCTCTCACATCAAGGTAGCCATAGTAGATTTCACCTCGAAGCTGGAAGGCTGTGAAGTCCTGTAGAAGTTCAAGGCAATCAGCCTTAAGCTTATCATCTTCAGTAGTATCACCAAAGTGTGACGGGAAAGGCCAAGGTTTGTTATCGTCAATAGTCATTTACTTAGTACCAGTTTAATTAAAGTTACGATGAAGACAAATATAGCCATTACCATGCTAAAGGATCTTCATTCTCTTTGGCTATCACGTAGCCATTGTGCACTTTATGCAAGACAGCCTCAGCAACATGAGACATTACCTTACCTTGTCCATTGTTCATTATCAGTTCAGCCATACTGTCAATGACAGACCAATACCAGCACTCATACTGAACGACATCAAGATCAACATCATCATCAAACAGTTCTATAGACATAAATTATCCTTTCAAGGGTTGTTGTCTACTTTAAAGTCTTTATAAGTATATTACTTAAATAATACTTATATAGTGTATTTAACTTCTATGAATCATCCTAGATACTTTGTAGTATCTTTAAAGTTAGGGTAGCACACAAAGTACAGATTGTCAATGCTCTCCTTCAGTGTTGGTGTCGCTAACGTGACAGTCATCATCCTCAGCCTCAGCACTGTCGTCTATATCATCGGATGATATTAAGTCTTTCCTGTCCTTTGTAGGCAAGTGAGAGTCAGCCTGTACAGTTTTGAAACATTGCTGGCATAGGTCAATGAAGGCACTCGTTACAGCGTGTTTACGTGTACTTTCATAGTCCGTTAGTAGTCGATCACAACATAAGCATTTCATACATCCTCCCTGACTTCGACTAAGTCCATCATGTCAGGGTCATAACCAAGCTGCTCATAGACCATGCTTTCAGCTTCTTCTTCACTAGAAGCATACACCCACACATCCATTGTTGGGCTTACCTGATAGCAGTATTCATTTTTCATTTTCTTTGGTTCCTTTATCCAGTCTTTTAAGTCAACGTCTGAGATCATGGCTACCTACCCCTTACCTAATGTAAAATGATGGCTTTAAGAGGCCATAGATGGCTTCCAAAGGGCTTTGATTGTCATGGTCAATGGTGGCTTGTTCAAGATTCTCAGCTTTATATTTCTTTGATCCTTGCCATTCAAGATGTTCCCATTGACTGTGTGAGATAACTTGAAGCAAGTCTAAACCCTGATACATCACAGAGTCTAAGTCCCTGCAATCACCATCTTCATCAACCTGACATTGAACATCTACAATGGCGAATGAATCCTCTAATGCCCCTACAAAGTGAAAGGTTATTGTGTCGATTGTCATTGTGTTGGTTCCTTTCTTTGAACGTGTTTAGACAATAGCCAATTATCACCCAAAGCCCTTATTGATCTCACCCACTTTAGACGATAGCTTCGCCTCACGTGCTCAGGCACGTCATAAGACTTGAATAGTTCACGTGAATGTTTTAGTAATTTAGTATTCATTCTGCAGTTAAACCTTTCATAAAATCCGTTGAAAATACAATGCTGCCCTTGAACTCAGAGGGTATCAGATAACTGTCAAAGCCCTCTGAAACCATGTATTCATCGACATCATCGGGATCCATAATTAGTTTTTCATCGATGCTATGCACAATCACCATTGGTTCACTGTCGCCATACCTAGCAACATAAAAGTTCCCATGTGACATATTACCAAGCCACACCTCACAATGCTTTTTATTAGTCATTTTACTGTTTCCCTATATAGTGTGTTATCTGTCATTGTCTACTGTGATCCATGCTTGCCGTGTCACCGTATCGTACATTATTTCATCGCCAATGTTGATACGTGCACCGGATCTGCAGCATAGCCCCTTAAACCTTGCCCGCATACGTTTTATCATCGCTTGCCCCTTAAGACTTTAATAGACCGTTTATACAATTCTGAGCATGCATCGTTCACTTGATCCCGATACTTGCCTTCTGCAGCACTATTGCCAATTGATTGCATAGCCCTTGCCGCCAATGTAGCATCATCAATGATATAGCGCAATTGTTCTTTGGTTTTGCGTTTATAGTCGTTCACTGTAAGCATTTTATTCACCCTCTTTCAATTGAATGCAAATTGCATTGTAGATCGCACGTTTATCCATGTAATAGCCAAAATCATTGTCATTCACGCCAAAATTGTGCCATTGATTGAACCGTTGATTTTCCAATATATCACTTTTAAGGCTATGCCATTGGGAATAGTGCCCAATAAAACCCCTTAAATTGTAATGGGCTATAAACCCGCTTGCAAGATATAAGAATTGATAACCTTGTTTATTAAGCTTATCAGGATCTTTGCAAGCCCTTACAATATTATTGACAATGCGGGTTTTTTGTAGTGTAGTGAAACGTTTTAACATGTTATTTGATCCCTGCAATAGCCTTCAATTCAAGCTTTAAAAGCTTAGCTGTATCGCCCTTAAAGCTTGCAGCATTAGACAAAAAGTATAAGACAATAGATCTTGCATCGTCATAACCATAACGATCATTAATAGACGATAGATCCCGCATCGCTTCTAAATACGGTTTTGCCGCATAGTTCACTTTAGGCCATGCTTGATAGATATCCCGTGCAATAACGTGCAATGGGCGAACGGTTTTGCTTGCTTCAATAGTCAACATTTTAATTACCCTTAGTTTGGATTAAAAACCTACAAAATTGTAGGCCATAACGCATGTCACGCATGCGCTACAGTCTAAAATCTAGCATCATTAATGCATGGCAATGATAATCGGCACGCCCTTCAAAGCTTGCATACCGCATGCATGGCCCTTGCCCGTACATGTACCGCATGTGCCCGGACATGGAAAAGCTTTGCCCGTGAATGCTTGCCTTAAGGCTTTGACGGTTTCCGGCTTGCCGTGATCACTTGATCGAACCTTTTTACCTATACGAACGGCAATAAATTCGCCCCTAGTGATTGACAATGTCTTAATTGCCGTGATCATTGCACCGTGCGCATTGTGCCCGCCTGAAGTGTTAAGGACATAATTAGACGGCAATTCGCCCTCATAAGACATAATTTGATTGAAGCTTTTTGAATAACCGTAAACCCTTGCATTCGGCACGGTTTTAATTAGGTCAAACCAAAATTTCACGTCATTGTCGCTACTGAAATCACCGTCAACATACAATCGGACATCATACTGTAAGCCCTTAAACGATGCATCTACAATGTGCAAAGCTTTGACGATAGAATCGGGAGCATAGCGCATTAAATATGCATTCTGCGCTTGTCTCATGAACGCAGCGGGATAACGCCACGCACGGAAACTATAGCAGAATTCTAAGCATTCGCCCGCCCCCGGACATGTCACACCGGGCAAGCTTGAGAACGATACGAACGGTAACTTAGAATTACCGTTCAAAGAAAATACACTATAATTAGGATCTAAGGTTTTAAATGTATGCTCAAGCTTTGCAAAATTATCTTGCCACCCTTTACCCGTGAACATGCTTGAAGCTTGCAAGCCCTTTAATGCTTGCATGGCACTATGTTGCGTGCCGCCTTGTATAGCTATTGCAAGCCCTTGTAAAGCTTTGAATTTTTGAGCACTACTTGAAAACAATTTAATTTGCATGATATTAGATCCCTAGTTTATTTTGTGAGCACGTCAAAGTATGCAAGCGCACCGGCAGCAAGCATTAGACCGATTAGCACGGCAAAGCATACGTCAATTAATTTATCTATCATGATATAAACCCTTTGGTTTGTTGTTGCGATGGATAGAGTATCAAGCTTGAAACTTACATGAACCTTACAACTTATACTTTTATCTATAGTTATTCTCACATGTTGCGTGAGTTATTCTCATACTGTTTTACTCTTATGTCTTATATCTTATGTCTTATATAAGACTACAATAACCTTATGCTTTGAAGGGCTTTATAGTATAACCTTAGTACTTCAAAGGGTACTACATCGCCCCTCACTGTACCTCTAGTTGACTAACTAGACGTTGACTAACTAGACCTAGATCATAAGTGTACATATGAGTTTAACTCATAAGTGTACATATGAACTTTAGAGTACAGATTGTGACTGCTCAGTCTATAAAGTGACTGGGGGTATGCCTTGTCTTTGGAGTTTACTATTGCAGGAGCCTCTAAAGTTCACAAAAAAGTAAAACTAAAAAGGATTAATTAGGGACAGATGAAGTAACTATAAGTACTTGATTTGTAAAGTAAAAGTAGTGTAGACTACAAAGTATCTAAAATGTATGCAAAAGTGTATACAATGTACACCTTAGCAAGGGAACTTTTAAGTGAACATAAATGTGACTACAATCACATAGATGTAAAAATATATGTGTATAAGACAATAAAAGCTTGACAAATAGACATAAGTATGATACAATATTCTCTATAGCAAATAACTATGTTTACTAAGTAGCCTGACCCCACTACTAAGTTAAGACTAAGTAGGCTGATATGTATAGCCGAAGGCGTACACCCTAGTAGGGGAACATAGAAGTTAAATACCACTTAAATTAATTATTATAAGTAATTACTTACTAAGTAAATTAATATTATGTCTTATATAACTTAAATATAATGTCTTAGTACTCTATAGTACTATATGTAAAAGTCTCCCCTATAGAGGATAAAGACGATGGAAGTAAAGCAAGATGATAGTGTCTCAATGGTTATGTCGCCTAAACTGCGTGGTAAGGGTAGACCTCCAAAGACTGACCTTCAAGCTGTTAAGAACAGAACTAAGAATAAGGTAGGTAGACCTGTAGGTGATGCAGGTAGACTTCAAGAGTTCAAGGAGAGGTTACTAGCCACAGGTGGTACTAGAATCCTTGATAAGATGATTCAGATAGCTTTGGATGATGAACATCCCGGACAGATGGCAGCAATTAAGTTAGCAATGGATAGGATATTACCAGCCTCAGTGTTTGATGCAGCTAAGAGTGGTGGTAGTATGCCTCAGATTAGTATTAACATTAGTGGCCTTAATAGTCCTATGGTTAGTACAAGTGATGAGGTAATAGATGTATGACAACTGAACTTAACTTTGCATTGCTTAAGTGGCAGCAAGAGGTCTTTAAAAATACTACTCGTTTTAAAGTGGTAGCTGCAGGACGAAGGTGTGGTAAGTCAAGGTTGTCAGCTGTATCGTTATTGATTGAAGGTTTGAACTGTCCTGAAGGCTCAGCTGTGATGTACATAGCACCTACTCTAGGACAAGCTAGAACGATTATGTGGGACTTACTGCATGACTTAGGTAGACCAGTCATCAAAGCAAGTCACATCAATAACTTAGAGATAACATTGATTAATGGTAGGAAGATCTTGGTACGAGGTGCAGATAACCCAGATAGTTTACGAGGTGTCTCATTAACCTACGTAGTACTTGATGAGTGTGCTTTCGTAAAAGAAGATACATGGCAGAAGATTATCAGGGCTTCACTGTCAGACAAGAAGGGTAGAGCTTTATTCATATCTACTCCCAGTGGCAGAAACTGGTTCTATGACATCTTTAAGTTAGGTAGCTTTGAAGACAAGGCTGACCAGATAGACGAAGAGTGGAAGTCATGGCACTTTACCACTCAGGACAATGAGACTATTGATCCTAAGGAGATTGAGGCTGCTAAGAGAACATTAAGTTCCTTTGCATTTAAGCAGGAATACCTGTCTAGCTTTGATACTTCAGGTGCAGATGTCTTTAAAGAGGAATGGTTCAAGACTGCTAAGGAACCTCAGTATGGAAGCTACATTGTAGCTATTGACTTAGCTGGCTTTGAAGAGGTTGGTAAGAATGCAGGTGCATCTAAGAAGAGATTGGATGAAACAGCTATTGCAGTTGTTAAGTTAAAAGATAATGGTGATTGGTGGGTAGATAAGATACAGCATGGTAGATGGGACATCAGAGAGACTGCTGTAAACATCTTAAAGATTGTAAGAGACTATCAACCAACAGCTGTAGGTATTGAGCGAGGAGCATTGAAGAATGCAGTACTGCCCTACCTAACTGACTTGATGAGGAAGAATAACATCTACTCACATATTCAGGACTTAACTCATGGTAATAAAAAGAAAGCTGATAGGGTTGTCTGGAGCTTACAAGGTCGTATGGAACATGGAAGGGTATCCTTCAATGAGTCTGAGGACTGGAGTGAGTTTAAAGATCAACTGATTATGTTTCCCACAGCTGGCGTACATGATGACTTAGTGGATGCTTTAAGTTACATTGACCAACTGGCTATTGCTTCCTATAACTCTGATTATGAAGAAGATGAGTGGGAAGTTTATGATAAAATTGCAGGATACTAAAGGAGAATGAAAATGCCAACTGGTTTGTATGCAAATATTAATGCTAAACGTAAACGTATCGCAGCAGGTTCTGGCGAGAAGATGAACAAGGTAGGCTCTAAAGCTGCACCATCTAAGATGGACTTTGTTAATTCAGCTAAGACAGCTAAGCCAACTAAGGCAATGCCCGTTAGAGGTAGCCGTACATATACGAACAAGGCTAAGAAAGCCTCAAAGGGTATGTACTGACATGAAAGACTCTAGACTTGATAGGGCTGGTGTCAGTGGCTTTAACAAGCCTAAGCGTACACCAAGTCACCCAACTAAGAGTCATGTAGTTGTGGCTAAAGAGGGTGATGAAGTTAAGACTATCAGATTTGGACAGCAGGGTGTCTCCGGTAGTCCTGAAGGTTCAGCTCGTAGTGATTCCTTTAAAGCTAGACACGCTCAGAACATTGCCAAAGGTAAGATGTCAGCAGCTTACTGGGCTAACAAAGTTAAGTGGTAATATAAATGCAATGCCCTATTGAAACACATGATGTTAAAGAGAATCTTAAGAAGCGAGACTGGGCTTTTAAGAACGTAGGTTATGGCCCAGCTAATCCTGAACTATCCAATGGAGCTTTCTGGAATGAAAGAGCTAATGAGTGGCAGACTAGCGTAGCTCAAGCCAAGTCAATGCGTTGTGGTAACTGTGCAGCCTTCATCCAGACACCTCAGATGATGGAGTGTATACGTTCAGGTATTGATATGGAAGAGGATAGCTTTGCTCAGGATGTCGTAGATACAGCTAAGCTAGGTTTCTGTGAACTGTTTGACTTCAAGTGTGCAGCAGAGAGAACTTGTAGTGCATGGTTAGTAGGCGGCCCAATAACATCTAGCAATGTCGAGATTGATGACAATGCTCTAGATGATTCAACTAAGGATATGTGATTATGGCAGATATTGGTAAAGACAGTCCCTTTGAGGAACCTACAGAGTCTGAGAAGGAACTAACCTCTTGGATTGTTGACCACACAGACCGCTGGCGTGACCACAGAGATGCTAACTACATTGACCTGTGGGAAGAGTATGAGCGTATTTTCCGAGGTCAGTGGGCAGCTGAGGATAAGCAACGTGAGTCAGAGCGTAGCCGTATTATCTCTCCAGCTTCTCAGCAAGCTGTGGAGACTCGCCATGCTGAGATCATGGAAGCTATCTTTGGTCAGGGTGAGTTCTTTGACATTCAAGATGACGTTAAAGATGTCAATGGTAATCCCTTTGATGTTGAACAAATTAAGATTCAACTACACGAAGACTTTAAGAGAGATAAGATTAAGAAGTCAGTTGACCAGATTGAGTTAATGGCTGAGATTTATGGTACAGGTATTGGTGAAATCATTGTTAAGTCTGAGAAAGAATATACACCATCTACTCAAGCCATCCCCGGCATTGCTAACGCAGCTGCTATTGGAGTTCAAGAGAAGGATAGGGTTGCAGTTAAGATCAAGCCTGTCAATCCTAAGAACTTCCTTATTGATCCTAATGCTGATTCTATTGACGATGCTCTGGGCGTTGCTATCGAGAAGTACGTTTCCATTCACAAGATTGTTGAAGGTATTGAGAGTGGTATTTACAAGAAAGTAGACATCACACCTCAGTTTGATGATGACAAGTTAGAAGCTACACAAGATCTGCGTAACTTTGAAGACGATAAAGTTAAGTTGTTAACTTATTATGGCCTAGTGCCTCGTGAGTACTTAGAAGAAATGGAAGAGGGTGATACTGAGATCACAGACCTGTTCCCAGATGACTCAGTAGCTGATAATCACTCTGACTTGGTAGAAGCTATCATTGTGATTGCCAATGACTCAGTTCTTTTAAAGGCTGAAGCTAATCCTTACATGATGAAGGATAGACCAGTTATTGCCTACCAAGACGATACAGTGCCCGGCAGGTTCTGGGGTAGGGGTACGATGGAGAAAGCCTACAATATGCAGAAAGCTATTGATGGTCAGCTTCGTGCTCACTTAGACTCTCTAGCCCTCACCACAGCACCTATGATTGCTATGGACGCTACAAGGCTTCCACGTGGTGCTAAGTTTGAGATTAAGCCCGGTAAGGCTATCTTGACCAATGGTGCACCTTCTGAGATATTGTATCCCTTTAAGTTTGGTCAAACTGATGGTAACTCAGTAGCTGCAGCGCAGAACTTTGAACGTATGCTCTTGCAAGCTACAGGTACAGTTGACAGCGCAGGTATGCCATCTAACGTACCTCGTGATGCAGGTGCTGGTGGTATGTCAATGGCTATGGCTGGTATCATCAAGAAGTACAAGCGTACATTGAGTAACTTCCAAGAAGACTTCATGATCCCGTTCATCAATAAGGCTGCATTCCGTTATATGCAGTTTGACAGTGAGCGTTATCCTTCAGTTGACATGACATTTATTCCAACAGCTACCTTGGGTATCTTGGCACGAGAGTTTGAACAACAACAGATGATTGGTTTGTTGCAGACTTTAGGCCCTAATACACCAGTATTGCCATTGATCCTTAAAGGTATCTTGCAGAACAGCTCATTGTCTAACCGTGGTGAACTGATGCAAGCTTTAGAGCAGATGTCTCAGCCTAACCCACAGGCTGCTGAGGCTGCACAACAACAGCAAATGGCTCAGATGCAGCTGGCACAGGCTCAAGTGGCTGATTTGACCTCTAAAGCTGAGAAACAGTCAGCTGAAGCTCAGAAGACCATGATTGAAGCTCAGATGATCCCTGAAGAGCAACGTGTAAAGCTTGTTCAGGCAGCATCTACTAACCTAGACAGAGGTGATGACTTTGAAAAGCGTCTTAAACTGGCTGACATGATGCTAAAAGAGAAGCAAGTTAACCTGAAAGCTGCTGATATTGCCTCAAATGAGCGTATTGCAAGCCTCCAGATGGCAAATAGATCAATGAAGCAATAGATTTTACTTGACAAAGTGTTGTTTTTATGCTACAATAACACTTATATAAGTTACACATAGAAGGATAAGCCAAATGGCCCCTGATTTACAGAAATATTACGAAGAAACCTTCAATACCATGAGTACTGAGGGTTGGAAGTACCTCATAGAGGACTTTGAAGAGATTAAGGCTAGTTTAAACAATCTTTCTACTGTCGACGATACACAAACACTATATTATCGTAAGGGACAGCTAGATATTATTGAATTAGTTTTAGGGCGTAAAGATGTGTGTGAGAAGGTATATGAGGAGTTAGAAGATGAGTAAACGCATCTATGACTTCCATTGTCCCAACGATCACATAACTGAATCGCTGGTTGATAGCGATCATACCACTGCTAAATGTAAGGTATGTAGTAAGGACGCTATCAGGGTTGTATCCTCCCCAAGGATAAAGCTGGATGGTTGCTCAGGCGATTTCCCTTCAGCTTCCGATAGGTGGGTACAAGTACGGGCTGAAAAGCTCAGTCAGGAACAGAAGCAGAACGCATCCCACGTGGGTGACTAACTCTGAATTCATTTATAACACTCCTAAAACCCATATAGGGCAGGACGAAAGGTAGGTATGGCTCTCATTGAACAAGAAGAATTGGGACAAAGCGAATTTGATGCAGTAGATGAACAACAGGCAGCAAGGCAACAAGCACCTGTAGAACAACAACAAGTCTCTAATGTTCCCGACAAGTATCGGGGTAAAAGCTTAGAAGACATCGTGACAATGCACCAAGAGGCTGAAAAGCTAATTGGAAGGCAAGCTCAAGAAGTTGGTGAAGTTCGTAGATTAGCAGATGAGCTTTTGAAACAGCAACTCTCCTCTAAACAAGTACAGCCTGCAGTAGTAGAGAATGAGGTAGACTTCTTTGAAGATCCTCAGTCAGCGATTCGTAAAGCAGTATCAAATCATCCTGATGTATTAGCAGCTAAACAAGCTTCATCACAACTTCGACAAATTCAGACACAAGCAATGCTCAACAAGAAGCATCCTGACTTTGCAGATATTGTGCGTGACGGTGAGTTTATTGATTGGGTTAAAGCCTCTCCCATGAGACTTAATATCTATGCAATGGCTGATGCTAATTATGATTTTAATGCTGCAGATGAATTGCTTTCAACATTTAAACAGATCCGCACATCTAAGACACAACAAACCACTGATGCCGGAAATGCTGTACGCAAGCAAAACTTGTCAGCAGCATCTGTAGATGTTGGAGGGACTGGTGAATCATCTAAGAAAGTATATCGTCGTGCCGACCTTATCCGGCTACGTATGACAGACCCTAACCGTTATGAAGCACTTGAGCCTGAAATTCGAGCAGCTTATAATGAGGGACGGGTTAAATAACTTTTTAAATTAATTATATTCTTTAGGAGAATTAAAAATGGCTTTAGGTACAGATCACGTCACGCGGACAACCGCAGACAAGTTCATCCCAGAAATCTGGAGTGATGAAATCATTGCAACATACAAGAAGAACTTGGTGTTGGCAAACTTGGTTAAGAAAATGACCTTCAAGGGTAAGAAAGGTGACACCGTTCACATTCCTTCACCTACACGTGGCAGTGCTTCAGTTAAAGCAGCTTCAACTCAGGTAACACTGATTGCAGCTACTGAATCAGAAGTTGTTGTTTCTATCGACCAGCACTATGAGTACAGCCGCTTGATTGAGGACATCGTCGAAGCTCAAGCTTTGTCTTCACTGCGTAACTTCTACACTGAAGATGCTGGCTATGCTCTGGCTCGTCAAGTTGACACATCATTGATCCAAATTGGTCGTGCTGTTCAAGGTGGTGGCGGTACGTCTGCTTACTCCGGTGCTTTCTCAGGTGCTGACGGTACTACAGCTTACGTTGGTGGTTCTACTAACACAGGTTTGGGTGCTCTTACTGATGCAGCGATTCGTCGTTCCATTCAGCGTTTGGATGACAATGACGTTCCTATGGATGGACGTTTCCTTGCTATCCCACCTTCAAGTCGTAACACTTTGATGGGTTTGGCTCGTTACACTGAACAAGCTTTTGTCGGTGAAATGGGTAATAACAACACCATTCGTAACGGTGAAATTGGTAACTTGTACGGTGTACCCGTGTTTGTTACTTCTAATGCTGATACTACTAACGGTACTACAGCTTGCCGTATTGCACTGTTGGCTCATAAAGACTTCGCAGTCTTTGTTGAGCAAGTTGGTGTACGTTCACAGACTCAGTACAAACAAGAGTACCTTGGTACATTGTTCACAGCTGACACACTGTATGGCGTGAAAGAACTGCGTGACGGTTCAGCAGTTGCTTTGGCTGTTCCAGCCTAAGTGATAGAGGGTTCCCACTGTAATAGGTGGGAGCCTTTTTAATGTGCTTAATAAAGCATATCAGAAAGGTAACATAGCATGAAATTTAAATGTAAACAAACTAATTTAATCTACAACTTTGAGTTTGAGGTAGATATTGCTTCTATGTTGAAGCACCCTGACTATGAGGAAGTAGTTGAACCTGTTGTAGCACCTAAAGCAACTAAGAAAACAGTAGTAAAGCAAGATGAAGCCAGTATCGACGGGTAATGTTCTTACTGCAGCAACGCAGACTACTATCTATACAGTACCCACTGGTTACTATGCTAGATGGACTCTTTGTTACGTTGTAAACCATTCAGGTAATAATAAATTTATTGATATTGTGTGGTATGACTCAAGTACAGCAACTGAGGTGCACGTATTTGATAACTATGTGTTAAGTACTACTCAGTCTGTTACTTTTGGTAATGGTAATTATGTTGTACTTGAAGAGGGTGATCAAGTTCGAGCAACGTCTGAGACTGGTTCCACAATGAATACTATTAACACGTTTGAGTTATATAGAAAAGGCGAATAACCATGGCTTTATCAGCAGCAATGCAATGGGCTTTAGACAATGGAATGACACAAGCCGATGTCTATAAAAACATTAATGATTTTTTAGCTACTAATCCAGATGCTGCCACAACACAAGCACAGATGGCTCAGTATGGTATTTCACCTCAAGATGTAGCTGCTGCAACTGGTGGTGCTTCTGGTGGTTTGCTAAGTGGTAATATTATGGCTGGTGCTAGTTGGAATAGTACCAATACAGCATTGCAAAACGCTTTGACTGAGGCTACTGGTCAGCAAACATCTAACTACGCTGTTGGTGGTTCTACTACTGCTGACACGCTAAACCAACTTAATACATTCTTAGCAGGTGGTGGTCAGTTTGACCCTAATGCTACTGTTTACTTGCAAGCAGGTGGTGTTGACTTCATTACTGGTGTAGATAAAGGTGTTGTTAAAGATAACTTAAACCAGATTGTTAAGACTCTTGGTAGTCAAGGTGTTAATGTTGTTTTGACTGGCTCTCCTTATGCCAAGTCAGTTGACGATGTAATCAATAACAACTTTGACCCTAAAGTTGACCAGATTTATAAC